TACCATTCTCATCTGTAGAAATATCTAAGAACTCATATCCATATTCTTTTTCTTCAATTCTTCTAGATTGAGCTGCAATAAGATGTGGGGGAAACACTGATATACTCCTATGTGCAAATGCCTCCTCAATATTTCTTGGATGCTGAGATATCCTTAACTGGTAGTCTTCTGGAGATAGTTCATCTTTCCATTTAGCAAACTGGTCATCTAAAGCCGCTAATGCTTCTTCTACAAGTGAATTACCATAATCATCTATATAAGGTGGCATTGACCACTGCTCAGGAATAAACAAACCTGACTGACCTTCAGTACCCTTGGCATCAATAAGATTAGTATCTACCGGATAAATATCTTTGGATGCAGGATTAAGAATCATATCTCTCAATGGGTTACACTGAGACAAATCACCCACAGATCCTGCTGCAATAAACATACCTGTAGTAATCATACCTGATCTCATGGCCGGGCGCATGTACTCATATGTCTGATCCATCTTTGGTGCAATCCCGGCTTCTTCATGAAAGAAGTATTTTACCGGACCCCCTACACCATTTGTAGGATCTTTCTCAAATGACATGCCCTGCATAGTACCCTTTAAACCCACTTCTGTTTTTCTATCCCCTTTTCTTACTTCAATCTTTTGCTGCCACATTAAGACTTTGTCTGGAGACATTGGACGATACCATGCAGTGTGTTCATTCAAGAAGGCAGCATATTCCGACATGAACTTCCAAGAACCTTTCTCATTGATATAATCTTTTAGACTGGCTCCCATCTTTAAAGTTACCCCAGCTTCAAACCAAAGCTGATTAAGTAGTTTAGAGATGTGAAAGTATGATGATGCTATCTGACGTTTCTTCAAGATAGCTGCATGTTTATAGTTAAGTTCTGCAAGTAGTTCATATAAAGCCATATGATACTGAGCATCTCTAATTTTAGCAAAGTCAAACTTCTGTTGTTCTTTATCAAAGATTGGTAAGAAGTTTAACCACATATAGTAGTCTCGGGTTATGAACCACTTCTTATCACCATTAATATAAAAAACTCCTTTTCTACATTTATTTTTTTGATCATCCCAATAAGATATAAAGTCTTTTGATCTAAAGGGTGCTAGACAATAAACATTCTGATCTCTGAATTTTACTGCTTCTTGATTAAACAAAAAACTTGTTTTATCAAATTTATACTTTCCAGGTTCAAAAAATATGTTTGCTATTGTACCAGAAAATGCTTCTCTTGATTCAAAAGAAACGGTAGTCCACGTACCATTATCCCAACAGGGTATATCTTGATAAATCTCACTCATAGTTATTGATCATAAGCCATACCAATTCCACCACGTACTTTACTAGATTGTTCATCTTGAAGATCTTTGTAGACTCCTTTAAATGATGCTCTAATCTGGTCAAAGTTTTTTGCTGCTGCTACAAGAGAGTTAATATTACCATCTCTACCTGCTGTAATGGTAGTGGTTTCCATATATCTAGCTAATCTATCTAACATAGATGCCATACCTTTGTATGCTCTAGATGTAGGAGTCTCATACATTCTTCTACAAAACTCCAAGGCTATATGAATATCATCATCTTCCGGAGAAAACTCTGCTTCTATTTCTTTAAGAATGATATACTCTTTATCTATGTCCGGTGTGTGAAAAAATGGATTCATATCCGGATTAGGGCAAGTCATGTAGAACAGGTACAGATATATCTTTAAATGATCTTCTGGATAGTTATCCATTACATCCTTTAGAGCTTTTAGTGTGTAACAATGTTCAGTAGGAACTACTATACCATTTTGTACATCAAACAGTCTTGTTATCATTTCTTTTTTACTTTATGTTTGTTATCATGCAAATAATGCATAACAGCTACTACTTCTTCATGTAGGTATGGAATAGCAATAGGTATTACTTCTTTCACCACAGGATCACCATTATCATTATACTTAGTAACGGGATAGCCATGTTCATCTTTTGCATCTTCTTCAAAGGTAACATGATGAATATACATCTTACCAGCTTTTAGTTTAGGATTATGCTTTAGTATAATATACATATAAACACTGAGCTGTAGTGCATAGTGGTTATAATTACAGTCATCTAAATTACTTACCGGTTCTGTAAGTTTATCTGATTTACCTTCCCAATCTACATAAGACTCCATCTTTATTTCCTTGTTAGTCTTATAGTCAATAATATTTACCATACCATTGACTACTTCAACTAAATCAGATTGACCACAAATCCCTACAGATTTGAGGTAAACCATATGTTCTGGATACACGCCTGGTTCTAACTTTTGTATTGGAGCAATCTTTAATCCATTTATTTCATCAATAGGAGATATAACTGGTACAGTTGTACCATCTCTTTCCATTGATGCTAATGAACATATATCAGATTCTCTTTGATTGTGATAGTATGTACCTAATGTAACGGCTCTTAATGATTCTGAATCCCAAATTTTTTGAATCTCTTTAGGTTCAATACCATACCACTTTGATCTCTTATTTTTAGAAACTCTTTCTGCAACTTTCTTTGCATCAAAAGGTTTTTTAAAATGACTGATTAAAGTAGTTACACTAATCCAGTCAATGGATTCACCATTAAGACTAACATATGTGTGATCTTCTGCTTTAAATGCTATGCTCATAATTCATCAAGTTTATCTTCTTCTTCTTCTGTAGCAATTGCATCCCATTTACCTTTAGGACACTCAGAAGAAAGTGATCTGGTTTTAAATGCTAATGAACATCCACATTCTGCACAACAAGGTTGTGTTTTTTTAACTGCACACTGTTTACCTTTAGTATCCAAATGCTCACATCCATCACAAATGTCATGTCTCATTCTGGCAATGTCTTCTACAAATTCATCTCTGATTATAGAATTTTTGATGCCTTCTAGGATTCCTTTTCTATTCTCCCAGATTGTTTTTAGAACTGCTTTCATTTTTGGTTTTTTTAAATTCGTCTTTGCGAGTATCCTCTAATAATATCTTTTGCTCTAACTGGATTAATAAGTCAAGTTTAGTTTCAAGCATCTTCTTATTAAAATATGCACCATAAGTAGATGTATCATGATTCTTTAAAATATTAGTATATTTTGGAATAGACTTTCTTACTAATCCAGATTTAGCTACAAAGTGTCCAAGACCTTCAACATTGATTCTTGGATATGTTAGATTACTTAATGTTTTCCTTAACTCACCATAATAAAACTCTACTATGTCTTGTATCAGAGTTTCATTTTGATCAAGTCCTTCAGCAACTTCTTTATATAGACTACTTGACTTCTTTGGAATCATCTCCTAAAAATTTATAGTCTAACAATATTGTTCCTTCAGTTTGTATTTTAAGTATTGGATTAAGTAATATTTGTTTTTTATTATCTGAATCTTTAATCACTAATCCATTTTTCTCAGCTTTATTTACACAGTTTCTTACTGTCTGAGGTGATTTAAATATCCAATCCTCTTCTGAAGAAGCATCATAACAAAAATGAGTAAGTTCAATTGGTTCATTAAAACTCAATAATGTCAAACAGTTAAGGTCAGACTCACTCATTGCTATACGGTTAATATAACAATGAGTCAAAATCTGAAACTTTACTATGTCCCATTTAGGCATTCTAACACGTTTCTGTACCTGATTGACAAGAGCCATTAGTTAAGCTTTTTTTAACTTTCTTTCCTTTGGTGCATTTGGAGAGTCAGTAGTTTCGGGTTCTTCACCTTGTTTAGGTTCTTGCATCATCATTCCAAACTGCATTTGGATACTTGCTCTTTTAAATCTTACTTCATCTATCTTAGCAAGAATACTCTCATATTCATACTGAGCTTCTAGATAAGGTAATGAATCAGTGTAAAAAGAAAGCATTTCTTGTTTTCTTTCTGCTAATTGTTCTGGAGTTAACTCTTCCATTTCGGGCATTTGTTGGTTCAAATTTTCCATTATATATTTTTTAAGTTTAAACAAATATACAATAAAAGTTTAAATGTAATAGATTTAAAATAAAAAATCCAGACACTGTAAGTATCTGGATCTCTATAACTTCAGTATGTTTAATACATACGATTTCTTGTTTTTCTACCAACACCTGCATCTTTTAATCTTGATCTGTTTGCTTTTCTGTTACCTTTATGGCAACCACCACCATCATCTGAAGTGCAATTTGAATCTAGAGTTACTCCTGAAGTACCTCCCAGGTCAAAACTTTTCATTGAACGTATAATTTGTGATTTACCTGCTGAACCACCTTTACCATACATTGATTTACAGAACATTGTTGCATCTGTAACTCCTTTTAATCCTTTTGAGTTTTTCATCTTATCTATTTTTAAGTGTTAAGTTTAATATTGTAATTAAATAAAAGTCTCTTGATAAATCTATTTCAAGAGCAAATATATCTAATGAAGAGATTCTTAATCTAATCATTACTTTGTCCCACTGCTTAGTGGCTGCTTTCCAACTGTTTCTAAATTTCATTATGCTTCATTTTTACTGATGGTACCTTTAGCATCTAATAAGACTTTACGGACATTAGCAGGTTGTGCTACTTTCCATTTAGTTCTTCTTGCTTGATACAATCTTGTTTTTAATATTCTTGTTACACTCATTGCATTACCTTGGTTTCCACCAAGTACGTGATAGCAATCTTTATCTTCTCCAACATATATTCCTACATGTCCGCCACCATCTCTTTTAAAAGTAAGTACATCACCTAACATAGGTTCATTTACTTTAGTTCCAAAGTTAGCCCATGATAGAGCCCACAATGGTTTGTCTACTACTTCTAATCCTGCCTTATGTGCAGCATAGCCAACCGCTAATCCACACCAAGGAATCTCATCTGCAGTATATACTTTCTGGAGGCCTAATTCTTTTGCCCATCCCATGATAACGGGATTGTGCACTTTACCAACTACTTCTTTAGTACCAAGCATCTTTACTGCTTCTACTAAGATTTTTGGAGATTTCTCTTCTTGTAAAAAATTATAACTCATATATCAATTTTTGACATTCTTATAAGTATCTGATACTTTTTCTATAGTACCTCTGATTTTCTTAACTGTACTAAATACAGACTTAAGCATATTGTTACCTGTAATATCAAACCAGTTCTCATTAATAGATGATAACTCTATGATAGCAAATATACATAATAGGAAGTTTGTATAAACAGCTGCTGTAGGAACTGTAAATCCATAACCTAATGCTTTAATTACTCCATTACTAAAAGGAGTAAGTGCATAGTAGTCTAATGGAAATAGGGCTCCGGCAAATATATAATAACCAGCAGCTTTAAAAACATAACCTCTTCTAAGTATTTTTGACTTGAATACATCCCTGTATTTTCTACCTTCTACACAAGCAATCTTTTTTAAGGATATTAATTTAACAATTGTATCTATAAAGATAATAGCCATGAGTAGAATTGCACACATTTCTATTGGAGCAAAGAAAGAGAATAGAGACAATATCAGGAGAGTTAATTTTGTTTTCATGGTAGTCTACGTGAAATCAGTTTGAATAAAATATAGATCAGCAAGATGAACAGCACAATACCTCCCACATAAGCTAGAAAGATAACCCAAGAAGGGATGTATTTAATTCTTTCTGGCTTCAATGTCTTAGTAACCACTCTAGTGTGGTATACATCATTGCCTTTAATTACTTTGGTTATTGTATCTACTTTGGCTTTTGAGGTGTAAACATTATTCTGGAGTTTGGTTTGCAATGATAAGATCTTACCATCCTTGTCTCTAAGAACTCCATTTAGTTTAGATAATACATTACCTAGAGAGTCACAGTATAGTGTATCTTCTATATATAATGTTTCTCCCGGTATTTCAATAGTTGTATCTCTATATTCTATGATTGTTGCAGTACTATCCTTCTGAGTGCATAATGGGCAGTATTTAGCAAGTCTCTTTTCTAATGAACAAGATGTGATAGAAACAAACAATAGTATATATAAGAAATACTTCATACTTATAATATAGTGATTTTAAATGACACAGCCATCTTACTCTCCTTTAAGTGCTTTCAATTCGTTGTACATTGCAAGTAACTCCGCTTCCTTTTGTGCAATTAGTTCTTCTTGTGTAGGTCCATCTACTTCAATGAACTCAACTCTTACAAGTCCGTTGTCATCGTATATTTCGTTTCTTACTTGTGGCATAGTTTATATAGTTATTCCAATAAAAGGTACTGTTGTATTTGTTCCACTAACCGCACCAAAAGGTGAAGGAGCAGAACCAAACGCTGGAGCAGTTGTTGCAATATAAAGTGAGCTAACTGATATCCCATTTAATCTTAACGGAATTACATTTCCGACACTTATTGAATGAATAGTGGCAGTCCCAGAGCCATGAAAAGATAACCAATAAGTTGTCCCCGCAGTAAAAGTAAAAGTTGTTGTTGCCGTTTTTATACCCGTTGTTGATAGGTCTAAGTTTGCACTTTCGTAAAGTTTTGTATTTGGAAGTCCATTTAAATCTGAGTAAATTAATATCCTTCCTAATGCACCTACTTGTAAAGTTGAACAGTTCATATATAGAGATGAACAAGTAATTGTTTGCACTGGTATAAATGCATTGGCGTACAATCTATTGTTTGAGATAGCTATTGTACTTAATGCTCCAGCGTTAATTGAGGCACTTGTTGAATCTCCAGTTTGAGGTTTTATAAAACCATGAATACCACTCGCACCACCACTAATCGTCAAGTTACCACTACCTAAAAGCGAATTTCCGTTGATTGTTTTGATGTTAATACCACTAACTAGTTTTGGCTGACCTTGTATGTTAATTACAGTACTCATAATTATGAAATATAAATAATAAGTAAGTC